CGGCCTCAAGCGCGGCCGCGTCCTGCAGGAGCTCATCGGTCGAATAGCAGAGAGCGATCAGTTTCTCGAGCTGCAATTCGATCTGACGGAACTTCGGCTTTGATTGAGTCAGCGTGTCCGCTTCGTTTACCCAGTACGCGAGCACTCCGCCCCAACGGTATCCATCCTGCCGGCTCGTTTCGTCGATCGCGTTGATTTTCACGCCGTTCGAGTTCGGGCCGATTGGAATGCGCCGGCACTTCGATACCACTTGGCCGGTTTCGTGAATGAGCTTAATCAGCTCGGCCGAAAAGTCTTTCTGAACCAAGAATCCGCCCTCGGAAGGTGCGGTTTCGGCGAGGCCTGTCGCGACGGCTTGCATACCCAGGCGCGGATCAACGGTCCGCCCCTCGGAGCGCGAAACCTTTACCACGGCCTGCAGGAATTCACCGAAGCTCGGAAACCCTTGTCGCTGCGGATCGCCGGCGATTTGAGGTTCGTTGTCGCGTGACGGAGTCGTCTTGCGCTCGCGTTCGGCAAGCTTCTCTTCGCGCTCGAGCTGCGTGTCGATCGAGGCAAGAGCTTTCAGGTGCGTTTCGTACTCTGCGCTTTCGCCCTCGTTGAGCTCGCGGCTTTCCGCCTGGGCCTTGTCCAGGATCGCGCGGAGGGATTTTTCCCGCTCGCGTGTGCGCTGGCGTAGGACTTTAATGTTCTCGGACATATCGGTATTTCTCCTGTTTTGAAGTTTTGTTTTGGTAGCTGTCCGCGCGCGCCGACGGGCTCGCCTTTCGGTTTAGCGTCTTGCCCTTACACAACAAAGGCTCGGTGAGATCGCCGACGGGCGAATCGTCCGAGCCGGGAAACGGGTAAACTTTTTGGTCGATCAGCGAGTTCGGATTCGCAGCTCGCGCTCGAGCATTGCCCGAGACTTTCTTGCATCCGGAGCCGCGGGCGGAGCTGCAGGCGTTTCCTCCGCCTGATTCGGGCATCCGGCCCCGCTGCAGGCATCGTTCGCGCAGGCTTCATTCGCGCAGGCCTCGCACGATCCGATCGCGCAGGGACCGCACTCGCAGGAGCATTCCGTATCGTCGTCGTCGCCGCCCTCGGGAAAACTTTCCGCGGCGGCCAGGCGTGGCGGGACGGCGGCGGCTGTCATACGTTTGGCTTGTACCGCGCCCAGGCGAGCAAGGGTCTGATCCATGGTTGCGACGCGATCGACCATTCCCTCTTTGAGTGCGTCACTGGCGAGAACCAGGCGGCCCTCGCCGAAACCGTTTCGCACCGAGGCTTGCGAGGCTCCGCGGGACCTGGCGACGTCCTTCACAAACATTTCGTAAAACGTGTTTACTTTCGCCTGCATATCCGCCCGCGCTTCGGGCGTGAGCGGCTCGTATGAATTGCCGTCGGTTTTGTACTTCCCGGCGGAGATCAGCGAGATTTTGATTCCCTGCTTTTCGAGCGCGGCCGACAGATCTTCATGCGCGCAGAACACACCGATCGAGCCGACCTCGCCACTCGGCGCGACGACGAACTCGCCGGCGGCCGAGGCCAGCCAGTAGGCCGCGCTTGCCGCGAGTCCGTTCGCGACGGCGACGGTTTTCTTTTTGCCGCGGGATTTGAATATCTCCTCGGCCAGCTCCGGAACTCCCTCGACGGCGCCGCCAGGAGAATCGACGTCAAAAACGATCGCTTGCACGCTGGAATCGGCGAGCGCCTGGCGGAATTGGCTCGTGATCTTCTCGACCGATGCACCGCCCGACACTTGTGTCATAAGGCTAATGCGCTGCGAGATCACGCCGTAAATGGGAATGACGGCGACGACGCCGTAGGTCTGCGCTCCGGACCTGCCGGCGGCCGCCTCGAGGTGCGGCGCCAAGCGCGCTCGAATTTCTTTTTCGGAGAATGTTTTTCCGGAAGCGCGGAGCGCGACGATCTCTTCGATCACCGCGAACTTTTCGGGCAGGATTGCCCAGGGCTTGCGATAAATTTCGGTAATGACTCGTCCGTACCTCATTGTTTTTTAGCTCCTATCCGGCGGACTTGCCCGAGGGCGACAGAGGCAAGCTCCTGGGCGGCCGTATCTTCGATCCAGTCCAAAACCGAGGCCCGATCCTCGAGGTCCGACGCTTCTCGCAATCTATTTAGGTTCGCTTGCACATAGCGTTCGGCCGCGCGATCCGGGATGCAAATGGCCTGCGCTACAAAATCGGCATGCGTCCCGTAAAACGTCTGCATTTTTTCTTCAAATGTCTCGGGAGAGCTGAGAGCTTTACGCATCGCGGCGACTTCCCTGCGAACGATGCGGCCGGCGCTCTCCTCGGCGAGCAGCGCGAGCAGCCGGCGATCGGCGGTCGCATCTTCGCCTTCGTCGTCCGGGAGATCCGCGGGAGGCGAATCGGGACCAGTCGTATCAGGCGTGTTCTTATCGGGCTCCTGGGCGGGAGGCGCGGATCCGGGCAGCGGATTCGCCGGCGGCGGAGCTCCGATCACGGCCATGTTTACGGGGCGCCAGTAGTCGTCGCCGCCTTTTTCCGGCGGGATCGGATTCATGTTTTCGGTGCGACACACGTCATTCGAGCTGATCCAGCCGTACCCACGGCCGATTGCGTAGGAGTCATAGCGGCTCTTGAGATCTCCGCGCAGGAGTCCATCGACCAGGAATTCGCCGAAATATTCGTCGTCGCCCTGGCCCAGGGCTTCGCTTACGGGATCGATCAGATCCACGTTAACGCGGCGTTCGATCCGGACGCAGCGCGGGCGCATCGTATCCGTAACGTGCTCAATCGCTTGCTGCTCAATATTGCTGTGCGTCGTGCGATCAAGGATCCCGATCTTATGAGGCTGCATACGAAACACACCGCAGATTGAAATCGCCGTCGCCTGGGTCGCTTCGAGAAACTGCGAATCCTTATTCGTGAGCCCGAGCTCTTTCGCTGTCATCCCGGCCTCGAGCAGCATGACTTTGTGCCGGTTTTCCTGCGTCTGCGATTTCTGGATTGACTCTCGGAATTTATCGCGCGTCGCATCGTCCTTGAACGCTTTCGCCATTTCGATCACATAGGGAGGCTTCGCGTCGTTTGCAAAAAAACGCGCGGCGTAGTCCTGCATGCCGAGCCCGGTGCCGATCGTCTCGCGTTGCAATGCGATCGGCGAGAGTCCGACCAGGCCGTCCGAGGACATTCCGCGAAGGTGAAACATTTCGTCCTGGGTGTAGTAGTCAATCGTCGATTCCCATCGCGAGCGGACCTGATATTGCAGCCGGCCGTTCGGGAGGCGATAAACCTGTACTAGGTCGGGATGTAACGGGATGAGCTGATCGACGGCGCCGCGCGGTCCCTGAACGATCGTCGCGAAAGCGTTGCCGCGCAACTCCAGGTGCGCGCTCATCATTTCCCAAAACTCGAATGAGGTTTGCCACTGGTTCGGTGAATCGTGGAGAACTTTGTAGAGCGGGTGTTCGGGCGCGCGAACTTTCCCGCCGTCCGGGAGGCGCTTGTAAACGATGAACGGAAGCGAGCCGATTGTCTCGGAGATCACGCGGACGCAGGCATAAACCGACCAAAGACGCATCGCCGTTTCCGGCGAGACAGCCATGCCGGCGGCGGAGTCATATCCCGACCGCTGATACCAGTAATCATCGTAGGGCGGGAGAGCCTGGCCGCCGATCGCGGCCATCGCAAAACGCATGCCCAGGCCGACGCGCTTCCAAAACGGGAGCGGTTGTCTCATAGCAGAGTCACCTCGGCCGGTCCGGAATAAAATTCCTCGGAGTCAGGCGAACCGATGAAACGGCCGTACCCCATCAGAAGCGCGACCATGCCGTCGATCTTTCCGCGGCCCTTCCCTTTCATCGGCCGTTTAGAACCGTTTGGATCCTCCCGGACGGTGAGGTTCGAGGCGTTCCAGGCCAGGATCGGGTTAGCCAGGTGCGCGATTTTTCTTTGCGGAATAAGGACCTCGAGGAGCCGTTTTGTCGGCTCGGCGTAGTGCGCGACGGTCTGAGGAAACTTGACGAGCTTCTCGGGCGGAATGCCGGCGCGCTGCAGGTTGTTCGCGAACTGCGTCGCATTCCAGGGATCGAAGGTGATTTCGCGGACGCTGTAGCGAAAAACGTCGTCGAGGACCTGGGCTTCGACCGCGTCATAGTCAATGACGTTGCCCTCCGTGGTCTGAATGAATCCCTCGCGCTGCCACACGTCGTAAGGCATTCGCCATTCCGCTTTTTTCTCTTCGAGCTTGTCCTCGGGAAGCCAAAAATGCGGGATCACGACGAACGGATCGCTTGGCGCGTCGGGCGGGAAAAATTTTAGAGAGCAGCACAAATCCTCGGTCGAGGACAGATCCACGGCAATGAAACATTCGCGGCCCTCGAAGCGTTTCTCGATCTCGCAGCGCAGCGCCCAGGCGTCTTTCCCCTCGAGCGAGAAGCCGACGCAGGCGCGCCAGTCCTCGACGCGGATCGCAGCCGTCTCGCTCGAGGTCCACTTATTCAGCCGGTAACGAAGGAAGGAATTGATCGAGGCGGGATTCTGCGTGGCTTTGTGCGCTTTCTTGCGGAGCTCCTCGATCTTGACCGAAGTCCCGAGGCACGGATTCGCTTTGATCCAGACGCGCTCGTCCTGCCAGTCGTCGCCGTCGTCGAGCGCGGCGATGTAAGCGAAAAATGTGTCGTCCTCTTTGATTCGCTCGAGGATCTTCTCGGCGTACTCGTGCTGGTCCCAACAAATGCTCGTGCGATCGTGGCCGGCCGTCGTGATTTCGAATAGCAGCGGCTGCCGGCGCTTTCCCATCGACGTTTCGATCTTGTCCAGGAGCTCGCGGGTTTTCTGCATGTGAAACTCGTCGATGATCCCGCCGTGAGCGTTTAGGCCGTCTTGGGTGTCAGCGTCCGCGCTGATCGGCTCGAACTTCGACGCGGTGCCGGGAATATTCATGTTGTTTCGAAAACTTTGAATCCGCTTCTTTAACGCTGGCGACGCGGCGCGCATGCGCTCGGCTTCGCTGAAAAGAATTTTCGCCTGATCTTTTTTTGTCGCCGCGCAGTACACCTCGGCGCCGCCCTCGCCGTCGGCGAAAAACAAATACAGGCCGATCCCGGAGAGCAGCGTCGTTTTGCCGTTGCCGCGCGCGACTTCGATGTAAGCCAGGTTGAAGCGGCGAAAGCCGTCCGCTTTTTTCCAGCCAAACAAAACCCACACGACGAATTGCTGCCAGGGCTCAAGCGTGAACGCTTGCCCGGTCCACTCGCCTTTCGAGTGGCGCAAGAAACCAAAAAAGTCGATCACGCGCTGCGCGGCGACTGGATCGAACCAGAGCCCACGCGCGGCGCTGTCGCGCAGATCGCGGCGGTGCCTCTCGCAGGCTTTCCGTACCCACTTGCCCGCGGCGATCCCGCCGCCGAGGACGTCCGAGACGTACTTCTCGGCGGGATGCGTTTCTGGCGCGACTGTTTTAGGCATCGGGATCGAGATACGCGAGCACGTACAGCGCGAAACAAATAGAGACCGCAGCCATTGCCAGATATTCAGTCGTGATCGTAAGCGGCCGGCTCGCGTCTATGAAATCGAACAGAGTGACGCACACGGCCATTAGGATCAGGGCGACGATCGCTCTAATTGACACGCTTCGCCGGATCCGCCGGCGCCCTGGCATTGCTCAAAAATTGATCCATCGCATCCTCGGTCTGGTTCGGCTTCTCGACGCGGATCCGCGATCGCGAGCTCGGCGTCATTCCGAACTCGACGAGAAACGCTTTCATTAACTTCATTGCGCCTTCGCTAATCGACACGGCCGGATTTTTCTTATACCGACAAAACTCGGTTGGTTCGCCGGCGATCAGGATCGGCTCGCGGACGACAATTCCGAGCGCGAGAACTTCCTGCTCGGCTTCGAACCATCGCGCGTAGGCGTGGCAATAGGCCGCGAGAGCTGCGCGATCGACTCGCGTCAATACTCCGAGCGTCTCGAGCTCCGGGACGATGCGCTTCCACTCCTCGGCCGCTGCGAGCGGCAGACCGGCGGGCATTTCCGGGACGCCGGGCGCCGGACTCGGCTCCGCATCGTTCGGTTTGCGCTTGCCAGGATTGCCGCGCGCGCGCTTGACCGCCGTCGGAAGCGGCCGACGTCCGGATCCTTTGGGCATTTTTTAGGGCTCGACCGTCGCCGTGATGCCGGTCGGCGGATTCGGTCCCGTTGAGCTCGACCCGGTAGGAGTCAACAGAATCGGCGTGTTGTTGACGGAAACGGTCCCGCTGATGCCGCTTTGAGTGCCTAACAACGGTTTTTGATACAGAGCCCATCCCGGAGGGGTGTAGCTCGCGCTCGCGCCGGCGTTGTCGTTAAAAACGATTTCGCGGTTCGCGCCGGCGACACTGAAGTCACAAACGTAAACGGTTGAGGGCGTTCCCGTCGTGCACATGGAGGAAAAAGAGCCGCCGGCGAGCCAGGACTCCATCTGACCGTATGCGGAAGAATTCTGCGGATTCATCCCGCTGCTGCCATTCAGAGTCCCGTAGTTGAGATCGTAGGCGTACCAGCTCGGGAGCATTCCGGCACCCTCTGCCCAGGTGCTCGCACCGAGAACAAGCCAGCGTCCGATATATGCGACCTGATCTTGTGCCGACAGGCAAGCCGTAGCGTTGAGCGGAGAACTGCAGTTGCTATTCGACGCAGGTCCAAAACTGCCCTCCGTGGTTAGCAGCGGAGCCGTCGTCGGGATCCCGGCTGCAGTCATTGCCGACCGGAAATTGCCATAGACCGTCAAGAATTCGCCGGCGACGCTCGGCAGTGACGGGACAGCGCGCTCATAAAAGTGTTCGCCAGCCGTGTCCGATACCGGCAAGTTCCCGTTGATGTCGTGCTGCGCAAGAAAACCAGATAGGAATCCCCACTCATTGCCAGTCGAGCCACCGCACGCTGTCCCGCTACCGTAGGACAGATTCGGCGCGCCGACTAAAGCCGCTGAATCAGCCGCCTTCACTGCGTTGCGAATAGTGTTGTGTAGCAGAACGAGGTCGGCGCAGGATCCCGTCCATTCCGTTGTGACGTTCGCCTCGTTGTAGGTTTCGTAGTATCGAATTTCACCGCGATAGCGCGTCGCGAGAGCGGTAGCGAAGTTCGAGAGATAGCCGAGTGACGTCGGCAACACGGTACAGCGGACGTCGGTCGCATTGCCGCACATCCAGTAGGGCATTGAATCAAAATCGTAAACTAGCGTGTAGCCGCTCGATTGCGCGCGCGACACCCACGAATCCATCGTGGTCCATGTGTAGCAGGAGTTCGATGGATCTGTCCCGCCGTCGCAAGACGGTTCGATGTCCTCTATCG